CAGCGGTCGCTTTGTTGAGCTCGTGTTGATAACCTTCAAGATTTAGCGATGCGATGCGTTCGGTCAAGAGTTGTGCTTTGATTTCTGGAGTGACGTTGAAAAGTGACATTTTTATTCTTTCTTTTTAGTTTGTATTTGTTATAAAAATCAAGCTATTTTTAACTTATTCGATAAGTAACAAACGTGCTTGAACCTCTGTTAACAGTGCGCCATTGGCTAGAAGCTCCAATAGCTGTTGTTGTTGAACCGACAATAGTGTGACCAGTATTACCTGCAAGAGTCACAACACCTGCACCCGTATTGATTATTGACCAGTCATAACTTGAATTCGTTTGACCGTTCGCGCCAAAAGTTCCAAACTGAGTGTTCATAGCTGAACCCAACGGGAGTGTCAAAGTTGCGCTTGAACCCGTGTATTGAATAATAAAAGTTTTTAATTCAGCTGCCGTCAAAGTTGCTGCGGCACTTTTAGAAGTAACAGTTGGTTGCGAAATTAGTGGTGTGAACGACAAATCTGTTGTTGATTGTAAAGTCGTTGCACTAACGCTTGAAGGAGTAACACTAAAACCTGATAAGAAAAGAGAGCCAGTAAGATTTAGGTCGCCATTTTGTTTTAAGGTTGCAACGTTTGACCCGTTGTAATCCTTGAATTGGAAAAGGTATGTAGCCGCAATTGAATTAGTGTAATCGTAATTTCCTTCGATACTTAAAGAAGTGTTTGTTGAATCCACTCCTGCTCCTGTTATCGAAACTCCATTAGCTGCATAAAAAGTTGGTGTTCCACTAAAAAGAACATTGCCGCCAGCAAAAAACCCATTAGGCGCACGAACCTGTCCATTTGAAGCAACAGAAAAAACTTCACTAGAAGCTGAATCAATAACCTCAAAAAAGTCAGCTGACTGACTTGCTGCACCCTTGATAACAAGCGGTGTAGTTGAAGCATTTTGCGCCACAATTGTTTGCGTTGCAGCCGGGGTTAACGAAACACCAGAACCACCACCACCGCCAGTGCCGTCAGCGTTTACGATTGTTGCAGCTGTTCCGCTTGTGCCAATGTATTTCAGCGCACCAGTATCAACGTAAAGAACACCGCCACCAGTCGGGTTAGACGTTGGAACGGTTGTTGCGTTAGTAATGTTTACGATGCCAACACCTCCACCAACTGAAGCTGTTCCAGCACCAAACACAATATTGTTATTGCCCGGCAACTGCATTACTTGAGTATTGCCAAGGCCTTGAATTGCGGTAACGCGGATACCGTAATCCCAACGAAAGTTCCAGTTTTGTTGGTCAACTCGGCCAAGGATTGTGCCATCACCTGCTTGCCATTCTTGTATAGAACCAACAGTTCCAAAAGGTGCGTTACCTCTTACAATTAAACCTTTTGTGCCGGCGCTTCGTGCCGTGATGCTTTTCTGTGCCGGAACAGACACCGTGCCAGCAACCGTTTGTGCACCTGTCGTAGCGTTCGCATAACTGATAGTCGTTGACGTAACAGCGGTCAAAACGTATGTGCCGTTATACCCTGTCGGCGTGATACCAGCAACTGTTACCAAGTCGCCCACAGCTAAGTTATGTGCGCTAGTCGTAGTGACCGTAGCAACCGTGCCAGTGCCTGATGTGGCTGTGGTAGCCCCACCAACCGCTGAAAGTATCGGGGCAGTCGAACCAGTCCACGCCTGACCAACAGCGTTACGACCACCAATAACAGTGCCAGCTGAGGTCTGATATTGGGCTAAATCACCACGTTGGTTGGCTACGCCTCTAACAGCAAAAGGTAGGTTGTCGTTATAACTTGACCGAGCTAAAAGCCCACCAAAAGTATTAGTGAAGTTATATTGGTCAACCCAAAGAAGATTTGTGTTTGCAGAATTTCGAACTGCAAAAAAATCAGTAGCTTGAGATGCTGCGCCTTTGACAATAAGCGGAACGTTAGCCGCTGCACTCGGAATAAGCGTCTGTGTGCCTGTTATCGTGCTATCCCCAGTCAAAGGGACTTTACCAGCCAAGCTAGTCGTCAAGTTAGTCACCTGCGACTGTGCAAGTGTTAGCCCTGTCTGGTCGATACCAATGTTTGCTGAGGTTGACGTGCCAGAGTTTGTGATAGGCGCGGTGACAGCAACAACTCCACTAGATCCATCAGCACCATTAGTTCCAGCTGCACCAGTGGCACCAGTCTGACCAACTTCACCAGCAACAGCAAACACCCAGCTATTGTGTGACCCTGAACCATTGAATTTATCAACCGTGATAATGATTGTTGAACTTGAAGCAACCTGGCACAAGCCTTCAACAAAATAAGCTGGTGTGTCTGAATGGATGGCACGAACACGCATCCCAGCAAGAAACGCACCTTGACCTGAAACAGTCCAAGTTTTTAGCCCTGCACCAATAGTGATTGTTGTGGATGATGTAACACCGCTATAACCTGCACCAGTTGCTCCAGTTGCTCCAGTTGCGCCAGTAGCCCCAGTTAAACCTGTGTCACCTTTATCGCCCTTCTGAACAAAAACTTGAACGTTAGCTGGGTCTGGTATTGAAACTGAAACATCCATTAGAAAACCACATCCGGCGAAATCGTTGCAACACCATCAGCTAAACGAACAACGTTTGAATCACTTGAACGTGTCAGCTCGATTGCATAAAAGTATGAAGGCAAAGTTAGTGTTGCCGTTTGTGCGGCCGTAGCGTTGACCGTCACCGTTCCCAAACTTGTTGAAATTGTTGGGGTAAGTTCCAACGCCAAAGCTGACGTGCTTTTAGGGTATTGCCGAAACTGCATTTTTGCTGTGTAACCAGTCAAATCAAAAACAGTGCCATTAGCATTTGTCACCGTGAAAGTGATTGTTGGCAAAGTTGCGCCAGCATCAATTCTGAGCGGTTGATTGAAAGCCATCAGTTAGCCCCCGAAACTGTTGCAGGATCTGACGGTGTAGTTATGACTTGAACATTTTTAGAAGGCAAACCGCTGTGAGTTATTGCCGGCAAACCCAACGCTTCTAAAACACTTGCAGGTTCAAAACCAGAATCAATCAACTTTTTAGCCATGTCCACCAAACCTTCTTTCTCAGTCAACCCAGCAGCTTGCAAATCAACGTTTGCGAGTGGAACACGGTAAACATCACCGCCATCAACATAAGGCATATCTTCAAGTTTGTGAATGTCATTGATGCTCATCCAACCGCCCTGTGTTGCGATGCTATAACCCTGCATACGGCTGTTGAAATCGCCCCGAAGCAAACCATCCACGTTGAACTTTAGGAACGCTGTAGACGGCAACAAACGCCCATAAGCCCATTCAAGTTTTTCAATGTAAGGGCGCAAAGTATGTGTGACCAAGAAAATCATCAACTGTTCAATTGATGCATAAGTTGTTGTGCCTGGCACACCTAAGAAAACAGGGGGCAAGTTGAAGATTCGGCAAATGTCTTGAACAGCAAACTCTCGCGATTGTAGGAACTGTGATTGGTCATTATCAACAGAAGTTTTGACATACTTTGCCCCACCCGACAAAACACCTGTCTTATGTGAGTTGCGGAAACCACGGTGTCGAGCATCAAAACCTTCAGTCAAAGACTTAGCTTGTTCACGATTCAAAGCGCCTGGCACTTCAATAATTCCAGCGGCCGTTGAACCTTGACCAAAGAAACGTGCAGCAAAAGATTGCAACGCCAAAGCCAAACCAAGATTGTCTTTCAAAACATCAATACGAGCCTTGCCGCGCACCTGACCTGGCATAACCAAATCTGTGATGTGAATAATGTCGTCAGAAGTCAACGCCGTTTTTTCGCCTTTGTAAACAAACATTTTGCGCCCAATAGCGTTACGTTCAACCTGAACAAGTTGCGGATCTAAAGTCACAAGGTTAACAATTTCGCCCGATTCGTCACGAAACACACGAGTAAACGAATTACCAAAAACCATCAACGAAACTAATACTTGCTGATAATGTGCTTGTTTAGTTTGGTCAACATCAGGCTGGTCAACCCAAGCCGGCTTTGGGCGGTAAGGTTTCCGTGCGCCGTCATAACGAATAAACGAATCAACAGGCAAAGTTGAAATCGTGTCAGCAATCAAACTAATCGCTGAAAAGAAAGCAGCAATCTCTAATGAAGAATCTGCTGTGACATTTGTTCCAGACTGGTTAGCCCAATCAAGGGTATCGCCAGCACCCCACAACGATTGAAACGAAAGTGAACGGGATTCGCCACCCGTATTTGTAAGCCTATTCAGCACCGTTGCCACGCTCCAAAGCTAACCCAAACAACAAAACGCCAACACCCAAAAGAACTAAACCTAACGGTGGCCAAACAAGATAAGCGCCGGCAGAAATCAAAACGATTCCAGAAGCTTGCAGAAGTGTTGACAAAAGTTCCACCTAGTCTAAAAAGAATTCAGGAATAACCTGTGTTTCTAGTTTACCGCTAGTAGCACGGTCAAAAGCGATGACGGCAGCAACAGCAGCGTCAATGCGTCTTGAACTTGCCCTGTTCTCTTTTACTATACGAACCCCAAGATTGTCAGACTTTACAACAGCGTTAGACAAGTGACGTGCCAACAACGGATTCCCATCATGAACAAGTTTCTTATCCAACACAGCATCAAAGAATTTGGCACAACTCGTAACCATACGGCGTGCGCTAGTTGACGGATATTCAACAATAGGAATCCCCTTATCGGCCAACACTTCCATAGATCGTTGCCAACGAAACGGGTCACAAGCAACTTCACGAACTTTATAACGTGAACAAAAATCGGCAATCATGTTTTCAACTTCTTGAATTTCTACACGCCAAGAATCATCATGAATGCGCTCATCCTTTTCCCAAGCTTTTATCAAAAACACATAAGGGTTTTCATCAGCTTTAGGAATCGTGCAACCAACTAAAACAGTTGTGTCACCAGAGAACGAACCATCAAAACCAACCATGTATTCAGCTTCAGGGTCAAGTTCCTGCAAGTCAGCCAAATCATCCCAAGTGCCTGTTGGCAACCAACTAATCTGTGAACTCACCCACTGATTCAAACGTTTAGTTCGAAACTCAGCTTCAGGTGTTCGGCGAACCGCTGACACAAAATCTTCCGCCGAAACAATGTCATCAAAGCCTGGGTTAGCCAACCGCCAATTTTCAGGGATACGGTGATCTGAATCTTGTGGTGCTTCCCACCAAGCCATAAAAAATGCAGGGTCAATGATTTCACCGCGAGCAACTTTCTGCCCGTATTGGTAAAGCTCATAAGCAATCGAATCTTGCCCTGTTGAATCCGATTTCACACCGGCTGTAGTAATCGCAACAAGCTGTGCAATCTTGCCACGGTTACCCATAGCCAAAGACATAACATCAAAAAGTTCACGGTTCGGTTGAGCGTGC